CACGCACGATGGTGTCCAGGGTGCGGCCCGCCTGGCTGGCAATGATCTTGGTTGCCTGCACGATGTTGTTGTCAATTGCAGTCAGCTGCAGCGTGTCGGTAATGGGTACCCAGCCGCCGTACTGCTTGACTTCAGCGGTAACGGTGGAAACGTTCATGGTCTGGCCGTCCGGGGTCACACCCTCGGTCAGCGGAGTGGTGGCCTTGGGCAGGCTGTCATACTTGCGGAACTCGATGTTCTTGCCGCCGTTGGCCGGAATGGGATACGGGTCGCCGAACTGGTCATGCACCAGGGCAGGCTCTGCCTGGTCGATCAGGCGCTTCTCGTAAAAGGTTTTCATCTCGGCACTCATGCCGGATGCGCTGGTGGCGTTCTGGTTCTGGGTGCTGGCCGTTGCAAACATCTGCAGATCCAGCTTCAGGTTCTTGGTTCTGTTGTTCATAGCTTCCTCCTAAAATTTATTTTCCTCTACTCACGGCTCCCCTAGTAGGGGAGCTCCGGCATCTGCGCCGCCGTAGGCGGACAGTGCCGGTGAGAGGTTTACAGTGTAATAACTTCACCCCGCATGACCCGCTTCTCCATCTCTTCCATTTCCTTGCGGCTCATGTGGGATACGTCGATCTTGGTCTGCACCGCGCCGCCGGGGCGGGTGCCATTCTCGCCGGGCGTTGCGCTGCTGCATCCGGTTCACCACGCCCTGCTCCACCTGCCGGGCCGTGGCGGCCTGCTGCTGTTTCAGGATGTGATCAAAGTAGGCGCTGCGGTAGGCGTTTGTCATAGAAACGCCCGACCGCATCATCTTCTCCACCTCCGGGTTCGCCAGCACCTCAGCCATGTTGAAGTCGGGATACTGGGCTTTCAGCTGCTCCGCTTCCCGGTCCCATCCGGCCTGCAGCTCGGCAATGCGGGCCTGCTGGACACGCTGACGCTCCATCTGCTGGATCATCTGCTGCTGTTCGGTCAGGTGCTTGTTCTGGCTTTCCAGCTTGTCCAGCTCCCGGGCCGTCCTGGTGGAAACGCCCTTCTCCATAGCCAGCTTCTCGTAGTAGGCATCATCTTTCACCGCGCCGTTCCGCACAGCCTCGGTCAGGGCCACCAGGTCGTTGGCATCCGTGCCGTACTTTTCCTGCAGCGCCTGCATCAGCCCCTTCATGGCCGGGCTTGCTTCCAGCCGCCGGGTCGCTTCGGTCACGGCGTTCTGCATCAGCTCCTCGGTCAGGTCGGCATACTCTCCGCGCAGCAGCTCACCAAAGGCTTTCCGCCGCTCCTCCGGGCTCTTGGTCTTGCCTTCGCCCTTCTCCTCGCCGTCCTTGCCCTCGGCTT